AAAATCAGGATTTCATGGGTGAATTGAAAAATTTTAGAAGATTAATCATCTTCAGAGTCAGACTCGGAATCGAGCGGGACTTGTACAGGGTTTCCTGCGAGAAAGGAGTTGACCTGTCTGAGTGTTTGTTCCACTTTAGAAGACGTGAGGTTCTGTGCTCCAGTTGTGTGAAGTGCATTGGACATTGAATCTGCGTCGTCGTTTGATCCGCGTAGACGTCCGATGACGCCTAGCCACTTGGCATGGATGACTGCCTTTTGATCTGCAGATGCTGGAATCCACTCTGCGAAGAAGAATGCTGCAATTCGTCCTACTTTCATGTACTTCTTCTGATCGGAAGGTAGTGCAGGGTAGGCTATGTTTGCAGCTTCCATTAGGTTGACGAACGCGTCAAGTCCTTCTTTTACAGCTGTTTCATCGACTTCAAGGTTAAGTCCGATATGTTCGTCGCCTGATAAGCGAGTGTAGGAGGTCGTAAAGTTTCCAGCGTTCTTTGTGGAGAGACCTGCTACGAATGCGGACCAGTTCGCAAGGTCATTACGTTTATTCAATGGGATTCCACCGAGTGCAGTTGAAAGTCGAGGGTGGTTCTCAATAAGCGAGTGAACAGCCTTGACTAGACTAGAGTCACGGTTTGCCCAGAGGAGATCGAAGTCCTTGAGTGGAGCGCCTGCGTTGACACGGATGAAGACTTCGGCAAGTTGGAAATTGTTGGCGTCGGTTGTGATTGTCACAGGAATTGTGCGATCACAGAAGACTCGTTTGTCTTCATTGCAGAGTTCAGAGAACAACTTTCCTTTGTACTTGAACTTGTCATTGTAGAAGTTCCAGAAGGTTTCAATACGATGGCGTCCGTCGTAGACTTCGTAGACTCGTCGTGATTTGACACGGTTGAGTAGAATCGAGGGAATTGGATATCCATTCATCGCTGAATCGATGAGTTTGCACTGCTTAGCACGTCCATTTTTCGAATTAGGAGACCATGCTGGGGCTAGAAGGCGTTGTCCGTTAGGACGGACGATTGTACCTGAATTGTCAGGCATGTAGTCTTCGCAGAACATGTTAATGCTGTAAGCAACATTTTCAATGCGAATACGTTGGGAATGATCAAGAACTGAAGACATTTGGGGAATAGAAGAGGAAGAGAATAGAGAAGAGATTGATGAAATCATAGTACAAGTTGACGGGGTACTCTGGAATGATTCGTGATGTCGATGATTTCGTTTTCAGAAAATGGATTTCATGTGTGAATTGAAAAATAGATTTATTTAGTCATCTTCAGACTCGGACTCGGAATAACTCAGATGCTTTGACTGGACGACGACGCTTGGACTTTTTGAAGATCACTATCCATACTATTGATTGTGCCTCATTCACTGGCATTATGCGTGCTGAATCTGCAACACCCCATTGTACGTCAAGTACGGGCATTATATGTGCGTCTCTCGAAATACCCCATTGTATGTCAACTACAGGCATTACATGTGTTGAAGTGTTTGAACCTTGTCCCATATCTACAGTTGATCGTAGCTGAGCCTCAGTTAGCAGTGGACGCAATGTTTTTCTATATTTGATATGAGTTCTACCCGATTTACCTTGAGCGTTATATAGTCCATACACTGATTTACCATAGGTCAAGTTGCGCTCACACCAATCAATAGCAATCTCTGAGGATCTAAATGTAGGTGAGAGATCGTAATCGCGTACAGTATTATTAGTCTCCTCTATACCCTCGAGACCAACTATATTCGTAGGATGGACCTTAGACTTGGGAGCATTTACATGTCCCTTGCCATCAGACTTCATTCGTGCTGCAGTGTATTTTACGTTACCATACACACATCCTTTGTTGTACCAGTTGAGGTACTCCTTAACGGCATTTACGTCTGTGAAGTGTAACGGACGCAGATTGACATCCTCTTGTTCACCAGACCATTCGAAGTTATCACAAAACCGAGCAGCTAGACCTTGTGATGTAACAGTTGTGTCCATCTTAACGGACGATGTCTCATACGTACCGCCAATGTTGGTACGAATGAGTCTCTTGGACGCGCGCCAGAACTGCTTGATAAGAATAACCGTATGTTTGGTTGGAAGAACCTCCATTTCGCGGTCGATGTCTTCGATGCGTACAACTGAATCGTGAATCTTTGGTTGAGCCCAACCAAGTATACGGCATGCATTCGTGATAGCGTCACGTGCTTCAGGGCTGTATACTCTGCATGGAAACCAACGCTTCGAATGACCAACGTAACGCTTGTCCCATATGCGGAGCAGTTTAAGTGCATCGTCTGTTTTTTTCAGGTCGAAGTTAGATGCATCACATAGGCAGTTATCATCGAGCATAGATTGAAACCCTTTGTAGGTGGGTCCAGGTTGAAGGATAACAACCGCTGCCTTGTCTCCCCAGAGACGAATCTGTTCGGAGATAGCCTCTGGAGTCGCAGACACATCTAACATACGCATATCGCGATCGATTAGATTGTTAATGTTCAGAAGTCCTCCGTCGTGTAGGGTTTTTCCCAGAACGTTGGTAGCTCCACATGCTATATGACACTCGTCTGCAACAATGAGTCCATGTTTCATCTGTTTGAGTGTATCTGAATGTGGAAGTCGTCCGCGATGGAATACACGGTCTCGGAAACAAGGGAGTAGACCATTTCGCATTGTGCGTTCCCAATCGGTATCACTCATGCCAGTGCATACCATTACATCATCGAGCATAGGTGCATTATCAATACGCATGCATTGGAGACGGACTGTCTCAAGTTGGGCTCCAGTTTTACCCATACCTGGTTGGGCAATGAGTACCACCCATTGTTTTCCGTTAATGAAATGAGTGTGGATTTCTTGGGCGGCAACCGCCTGATTTGAATATACAAGACGCTTACCTTCTTCTTCGCGTAGTCGCTGCATACGGCGATAGTCGAGACTGATTTGTTCTTGTTGGAAGGTTATGAGGTCAGAATGGAGTGTAGACATTTTTGAAGGGAAAGAGATTTAAAGTAAGAGATGTTCGTTTTCAGGAGTGGGCTCTAATGTGATTCGTGATGTCGATGATTTCGTTTTCAGAAAATGGATTCTTTAACTTTACGCTCTAACAATGAGCGCCCTCAAAATGAACTCTTTCGAAAGATTCCAACGTATCAAATCTCTTGCAAACACTCCCCTCAAACAAGAACGAGCCCTCGCATATGAACAGCATCTACGCCGTGTACGCGAGCTTTCGACCCTTTCTGAATTTATGCCCTTTGACTATCTAGACTTTCAATGGAGTACATGTTCTATTTGTAAAACTGAAATCCGAGATACTGCCTTCGGATACAATCCCGCACCTTTAGCAGATACAGGTGTATGCTGCGGTGAATGTTATAAACGCGCATGCTTTACTCAATTGAGAGAACAGTATGGAAAGGAGAAAGCGATTGAACTCGTCGTCATAGTTACAGCGAACATGATGTAAACAAGTATGGAACACAGAGTGAGTAGGTTTTATGAACTACATACCAATAAGTGGTTTCATATTATGAACCTATCGCTTGAAATCATACGAACCGAAGACAAACAGCAAAAATATATGATAATGAAGTACGGCTATGATTTTTTCAATCTAGGCGGCTCAGAACGCGTCCAACCAAACAGCTTGTTCGTCGTGAGGAACCTGAAGTTCTTCTAGCACTGCACGTGCCTCTTTGAGCTTCATCTCAAGGCTGATGTTCGAGATTGAGATTCCAGCCAGACGGTCTTGGAGGAGTTGACCTTGCGTCACAGGTGGCTTGAAGTTGTCGTCAAAGCCGACCATAACGTTCATCAGGCGAGAGATGTGACCTTCCGCACACATTCCGTTAGATTCATTGATTTCCTGCCATAGGCGAGTGACTAGTTCCATTCGGATCTCCTTTGACTGCTGTTGGATCAGCGTCCATAGACCATCTAGTAGTCGTGCGTAGAGTCTGTCTTCACGCACCCGGACTTCGGTTCGATTGTACCACATGTTCACATCCATAATGATCGACGTGAAGTGATTGAAGTCGCCCTGAAATCGTGAAGCGAACGCATGGAAGATCTGAATGCGTGTGTCTGTTCCGTTCGTAGGCAGAGAGAGCAGTCTCTCTTCACCCTCTCGTGTTTGACGGACGACCTCAACTGTATGGACGTTCTGTGAGTCGCGTGCGAGTCGCTCTAGTCGGGTTTCGGCTGGACGCGCTATTGGCTGAGCGACTTGTGCGTTGTGTTGATTCCATACGTCTTGAACACGTGGGTCTTCCCACCATTCAGGTGGCATGCCTGGAGGACGAATCTCTTCGGTCCAGAAACGAAGGATGTTGGGCGGCATGTGGACAGTCTCGTAAAAGAGTGGATGTTCTCGTTCGACGAGCGACACGAACAAAGCTTTAAGGTCTACGTAGGACAGTGTACCTCGATCAAACCGCTGTCGCCACCGACGGGCATGTTGGAACAAAGCTGCTTCTCCAGGTGGGACTGATTCTAGAAGCTCAACAAGGTTAATGCTGGATCGTAAGGCTACTCGGTAATGTTGGGGGCAGAAGCGCTTTCCAGGCTGAACTGGGTCCCCGCACCAGGTATTATTTTGAAAGTGGAACTCGCATGTGAGTGGGACAAGAGGGGGAAGAGTAAGGGCAAGAGTTGCATGTCTACCGCAGTGTCCTTCACGGACGTGGACAGTGCAGGGACGGAGATTGGTCTTTTGAATGAAGTTGCAGAGAGGCATTGTTGTCTGGGGGCTCTAGATGTTTTGTATAGTGAAAAAATCCGTTTTCAGGAATGTCCTAGTACGTGTTCAGAGAGACTAGTAAGTTGTTCAAAGTCTCCTATACGTCTACCTGTAAGCTCGCCTACTAGACGACCAAAGACAGTATGTCGATCTGAATCTCCACGTGTTTCGAGTTCAAGGAAGTCAAAGAGGAATGCAACATTAACTTCGCGTCCACGTGTCTTTACGTGAAAGGACGTGAGTACAACTGGAGTAATGTCATAAGGGAAGATAACTTGAAGAATTGAAGTGACTTCTTCAAGAGTGAGTGTTTTGATAAGAAGCTGTTCCATTGATAGAGTATAAAGCCTAGTTTTCCGAAATCCATTTTCTGAAAACGAATTGAATTCAGAGTAGCCTTTCTAAGTACAATCCGTGTAAAATGTCACTAAACCTTGAAAATGCCCTTTCTGATACAGTTGTAATCTTTCCCTATTTCAAAACTTCCTATGAACGAACACAGAATACAGATCTAAACGAACCACGTTGGATTGTGGTGTTCAAAACTGAAAATCAAGACAAACAAGTAATCGTTGAAGCGATCATACGTGATGGATCGATCATTCTATCGGTCTTAAATACGTTCAATGTTAAAGTTAACAGTCTGAGTCGTTTGATGAATGTATTTGAAGAGAAGCTGAAGTTAGTTTGAACATTTCGCAGACTAACACAATGAGAACGATTCGATACGTTGCGCGTGTGGATCCAGATGTGAAGTATTCACACGAAGAGTTTGCAGAGTTACTTCAAATTTACTTATCTGATCCAGAAGGATGGGAATCGCACGGCTACAAATTTGAGTTAGTAAACCATCGACCGGATGTAACGATTCGCTTATCTTCACCTGCGACGATTACCAGTGTATGTGGTCTTCCTAAAGATCTATCCTGCGCTGAAGTCGGTGGTCGTAACATGTTTTTGAATTCAATGCGATGGATGCATGGATCCTCTAAGAGTGGTCAGACGCTGGATGGATATCGACAATATGTTGTTTCACATGAAATGGGTCATATTTTAGGTCACGAACATACGAAATGTCCTGGATCAGGTGAAAAAGCACCTATTATGATGCAACAAACACTTGGATTAGATGAGTGTGTTGCAAATACTCGAATTACAAAATTTGATTTGAAGGTATAAATGGGTCTTGGACTATTTGGGACTCCTCTCTACGTGAATGAAAAGTGCATTGTGTTTGCCTTTTTCATTCTAGCTGTGTTTTGGATGCCGCATCCGAAAGCGTGGCAACATGAAGCTGTCTTAGCGTTTATTCTCGCAATGGCTGCATATGTCTTGATGGCGTGGTACGATTACATCTACGATTGTAACGATAAATTAGGTCCTACGTTACTAGGTGGACTGATTGGATGGGCGAAACCGTATGGTGGTGTTCCGCCTGGAACTCAAGAGCTTCCTGTGAAATACAAGAAGATCGTGGCTGCGTTTGATGTTGTTGTGTTGATACTTTTAATCGCTCTTCTGATCGTTCCTTACCTGCGAAAATGAGAATTTATCCAGATCTCATTATGTTCAAAGTCTTCAGATTTCCTGAATCCATTTTGAATCAAGATGGATTCGCATAGCTCTTTTTTAGAAGGTTCCTGTTTCTCGATACAAATGAGTTTAACGGGTATTGACCAGTCCATCGTCTGCAAAGCGTCTAGTTCAGACCCTTCAACGTCTAACGACCAGAAGTCGATATGCTTCACTCCAGCTTCGTGTAAAATTGAATCTAGGCGTCGTGAGGGAACTTGAATCACACTAATATCTTTGTCCTTGTGCCACGTATTAAAGTATCCATCCGTAGTGTTCTCCTTTACAGAACTTAGAGCGCGATGACTATACATTTCAAGTGTTCCTTCTTTTGTCGACACTGCGCATTGAAACAATGCACATCGTGGACGATTGACTTTGAGTTTTTCAAATTCAGTTGGAATAGGTTCGATCAGAACTCCAGACCACTTCATCGTATCCTCAAAAAACTTCGTATTCGAATATGTGATTCCATCTAATGCTCCCATCTCTAAGAAGATACCATTTCGTAGAGTTGGAAAGTATGTTTTATGAATATATTCATCTTCTCTCTTTTGTCCCCAGTACACTTGAGCGGATGAATTAAACAAGTTCTTGAAGATATGCATTTAATTACTATACGCGAGTCCACCCATACCGCTCATGACGCGGAAGATGTTGTAGTTGACTGCATACATTCTGAAGAGGTATGGGTAGTTCTTAGATGGGAATCTACCTGCAGGTAATGCCTGACCGTCTGAACCCGTGATTGAATCGAATACTAATGTTGTAGTATCGATGCGTGAGAAGTTACAAGATCCACTGGGCTGGTGTTCCTCTGGAGCAAGTGAGAAGGAATATACGTTGATCGGGTTGACCGATTGTGCATAGGACTGATTGGTCTGTTGATATCCTGCTTGAGCAGTTCCTGTGATTGAGTCAGTGAGTGTGTTGGAAGCATCGTATACGCAGTAGAAAACTGCAGATGTTCCCGCTAAGATGTTTGTTCCACTACTAAGCGTATACGTTGCACTACTCTTATTTGCAGTACCGCCAGTGAGTGCATTGATTGTAACACCTGCGACGACGCCTAATGAGGTTCCATCTGCTTTTGTAGCATTTGCGACATACATTACATTACCAGTTCGAATGCTACCCACTGTAACATCGGCAGTCAACGTAATTATAGCACTACCAGCAGTTGTTGTAGCAGTAAACACGGTCCACGTCTCTCCAGGTACTGTACCTGTGAGCGGTAATTGGGTGTACGCATGTTGCTCGAATGCACCGCCTGAATGGTGTTGGTAGGGTTGAACCTTCCAGAAGTAGTCACCATATCGCTCATCGAATCGATCCTGACCGTTGAGTTGGAGTCGGCATCGGTTAGCGATGTCGTCGTAACTGAATGGCTGTGTGTTGACTGTACCGAGTTCACTGAGCTTTGAGCAGTCGAGCTTGCGAGCATCTTGGTAGACCCAGATCAATTCCTTGACTGGGTGATTCAATGTCAAGTCAAGTCGGACAGTCTGTGAAGTGACAGCCTGTTGTAGACCGTATTGAACTTGATCGATCAAGTACTCGTGTGTCTGCTGAGCGAATCGTCGTCGCTCATCGGTGTCCAAATAGATGTAGTCAACATACACGGCTGCATCCTTGAACTTAGGTAACGCTTGAGCAGCTGAGGTGATTCCTGAAAAACCAGTGCTCTGTACGAGATCGGTTGCCTGTCGGAAGTTAAAGTTCAATCGGACCTCATGGTACTGGAGTGCAATCAATGGCAATGCAAGACCTGGATTGCGGCAGAACCAGAATTGAAGAGGGATGTAGAGAACTGTTGGGCGACCATTGCAACCTGCAGGGGTAGAGGATATACCTTCAACACTTGAACCGAGCATCTGATCCAACTTAATCGATTGATCGTAAGGAGATGTGAGTGTTTCCCATAAGTACATCCACTCACCATAATGTCGGTCCATGATTTGACCTCCAATCTCGATCTCCACCTGTTGAATCAACAAGTATCCAAGACGGCGACGACCACCGGCGGTCCATAGCACATTTGCAGATGCACCTGTTGCAGCTGCACGTGTATCTGGAAGTGTCACTTCGAGATAGGTACGGAACATTAGATCAGCATTTCGGTTAATCACAACAACAGATCGCTGTCCGTAGGCAGGTGAACCTGTGAAGTTCACTCGCATGGCCTCCATTGCGAAATTCGTATGACGCTTGTAGAGGACCTTCCAAAAGGTGATGTGTGGATTTCCAGTAATATATGCATCCTGAGCACCATAGGCAACAAGCTGAAGAAGACCACCGCCCATTATGTTTATTCTTTGCGAGGATATATTCTTCTGTGAATGAACAATGAGGGAACGCCAGGTAGACAAGTTCTGCCGGTGTGTCAAGAAGGTCAAAAAGACCATTCGAATACGCCCTGGTTCCACAAAGGAGCAGGGTGCAATTGCGGTTTGTACTAAGTCTATCCTTCAACGTCGAGGTCGGACAGTGCGTAAAGTACAATGTCGTAAACACCTACTTAAGACCCAGCCCATGAAGGGTGGAGAATTGATTGCAGGTGGTGCAGATACATTAGTCTTCTATGATCCAATCAAATTTAAAGACCCCAAGGATACATCGTGGTTTAATGACCCAAATAAGACTCAAGAAATGATGGAAGAATATCCGGCTCCTTATGAGATCAAGCGTAAGACAGTTGAGGACTTGATTAAAAAATACAGAGCCGTTGTTCGTATGATCCGCGTTAACGGCACTGAAATGCGTGTTCATCGCGCGATCAAGGGTTGGTTCGGTACGAAACAATTAGATCCCTTTGTTCAGATGCACACGAACGTCTGGGCAAGTAATGGTGTCTATAAGGTTGACAAAGATAGGACCAACAGAGAAGTGACCGGGCTGACCGATAAATGGAAAGATGCAATGGAGGGTACGTATGGTAGGTATGATTGGTATGGTCTTGTCACTCGCTATCAAAACCCTGATATCTTTACATTGAGCGGGAAGGAACGAATGACCCATCTAGGTGAACTTTTGAGAACCATTCTACATATTGATGGACAGTTTGTCCATTTTGACCTTCATATGGGAAACGCCGCAACTATGCGGGATGGAACCACCGTCATTCATGATTTCGGGCGCGCGAAGATCCGTGACTATATGCAACCGTTCACAGATTATTACCTCTCGTATCCAGATCCAAACAACAAACGTGTCTTCAGGAATGCACTGATCGAGTTATTCACACAGGTCAAACATGATGCTAATGAAATTTTATCATTCGATCAGCACTTTTTCATTGCGACTCTCTTCGACTCTATAAAGGACAAGAATGATATATCAGATTGGCTCAACGTTAGTAGCTATGTTCTCGGCAATGAAGAGTCAAATAAGAAGAATCTGATTGGTAACAGGATACCATTCGCAATGCTACCTAAGTTTAGTTCAATCGATGTATATCCCAACTGGCAGGAGATCAGGTATGATACAGGCACAAAGAGAGAATTGGCGATCAAGAGTAATGGTTCAGCTTCAATGTGTTTCATGAATCCGATGTACGAGACGCGATACCATCACATCGCGAGAATCTTTGATATACTGGCGGTTCTCAAAGGGTTTAGACCCGGATTCGGAAAGGTATCGGCTAACAATACAGCCAAGAAGCTACTGGACATGATTAATACCGAGATACCCTGTGCAAACAGGGAAGACGTTGAACGAGTCATTAATGAGTGTTTGATTGAAGCCTACAAGGAAGCAGGTCTTAAATACAAAGTGACCACCAAACAGGCTGAAATCGAACAGGCTGAGCAGTACTGGGCTAAAAAGAAAGAACTGGACGATGCTCCCCGTATGGTGAAACCCGAGTCAGGTGCAGACGAAGAGAAAGAGAAAGAACCCAAAGCGTTTACGAAGCTGGATATGACACCTGATGAGGTGGAGAAAGAAGAGAAGATAGAAGATCTTAAGATTCCCGCAGATGCCCCAGAGGAAGTCAAAACAGTGATGCAGGGTATCTTAGGAGCAACCGTCAAAACAAAATATATGGCTGATGATGGATTGGGTGAGTCAGGCAAGCATAAGGGTGGAACGTTCAGGCAGAAACGGCTACCCCAACTGATGTGAGCGCCTCTTTAGCTGCGAGTTGTTCAGCTTTCTTGCGTGTAGTTCCTGAACCCGATCCGTAGACTTTTCCTTGTACACTCACAGTCACTCCGATCTCATTCTTCTTAGGATCATTTGTCGTCATCTCGTAGTCCGGTGTACACTTGAACTCACGCTGGCAATACTTCTGAAAGAGATCCTTGAAATTCGTAGCGGAGTTCACGATCTCGTCCACATCTAAATATGTCTCCATCACTGTCGTCACGAATGGATAGACAATGTTAAATCGGTTTCCGCAATCGGTCCACAATGCACCAATGAAGGCTTCAAAGATATCTCCAAGTTTCTTAGTATTCGTACGTCCTGCAATTGCAACGGAATCCTCGTTATGTCGCGAGATCACGTAGAATCGATTTAATCCTAATTCCTTTGATAATCCTCCGATTCGGTCATTATTGACGAGCTCCTTACGGGCGTCCGTCAAGAATCCCTGCTTCTTCTCGGGGAACTTCTTACGTAAATATGTCGCGATACAGACGCCGAGTACTGCATCGCCTTCGAATTCAAGGCATTCATAGCTTTCGTCTTGAAGAGGCATGATTCCAGCGGGACAGGGTGCGAGTACAGCGGGTTCACCTTCGGGGGTTGTATAGTCGGTACGCCGAACATACGTGGTATGAACCATTGAGGTTTGAAATACGCGACGATTCGATACTCGGTAATGAGGCAGTCCATGACGTCTAAGAATACGGTGGATATCATCTTCAGTAAAGGTTCGATTTGAAGGGTTATAGGGTGAATACATGCGTTCTATGCACTTCTTCGCGTTAAATTCGTTTTTGTCGACTCATAATAATGGCACTGACTCGTCGTGGCGGATTTCTAGGAATCAAGAAAGCTGTGAAATCCCTCTATCAAAGCAAGAAGCAGACAAAGCGCATGTATGCGTTATCTAAGAAACGTAAACTGAAGCGATTACAAGAAGCAAAAGATCGATACACTCGAAAATTCATTCAACAACGTGCCAATATTGAAAACGCTGCTATGGGATAATGGGACAAATCCAATCGTTTGCGTATAATGTAGTCCGCACTCCTGAAACTGCACCTCCACTTGATACACGTGTTGTAGATGTCGCTACATGTCGTTATGACATCCCTACACGGACCGATATGGCAGTTTGTTTTGTATTTTTCAATCCAGCCAACTCGAAGCGAATGGTCATGAACTACTTTTACACAGTTGAAAAACTTAGACTTGCAAAGATTCCGTATTATACGATTGAACTTGTATTCGACAACGCAAAACCTGAATTGAAGGATGCCTTCCACGTTCGAAGTCGAAGTGTTCTGTTTCATAAAGAATCGTTATGTGCCCTTCTCGAAAAGCGTATTCCGTGCTCTTACAAGAAGCTTCTGTTTCTTGATGCGGACATCGTGTTTGGAAAACCAGGATGGTACGATGAAGTTTCGCGACTCCTGAACACCTATGAAGTCATACAACCTTTTTCAACCTGTATGTGGTTAGATAGTACGTATACTCAATGCGTACAGGTTCGTCATTCGGTTGCGTATATGAACCGATCCACTACCTACAATCCTACGTATCATCCAGGATTCGGATGGGCGTTTCAACGTAAATGGTTCAAAGAGATTGGGTTCTATACGTATGGTATTACAGGAAGCGGAGATACCTTGTCTGCAGCGGCATGGTTAGGAGTTAAGTTCTCACCTACATATCTTCGTCAAGCATTTCAACCGTCGTATACAGAGTATTGTCAAATGGTTCTACCTAAACTAGCCTGTGCAACAGGAACTGTATATCACTTATGGCATGGATCTGTTAAGAATCGTAAGTATGTGGACCGCCATCGTATGGTTGAAGGTGTTCGCGATGTACGATCGATTCTCGAAACAAATGAAGTCGGTGTCTTTGAACTCAAAGATAAAGCCGTCGAAGCAAAAATGCGAGACTATTTCCTCGAACGAGAGGATGATGGAGTCGTTTAAACATTTTCTGCGCCCCTTACATATTAACACATTGATGCGAAAACACCTCTCGACCTTGACATTTCAAGTAGTCGAACGGCAAAAGTCTTTGTATACTGCAGTTACACGGATCCAGTATGGGTTTCAACCGATTGAAAATGCAGTTGAAGCGTCACGGCACATTCGAGATATTTCCAACCTTCTTCGTGAAATTGAAGAGTCTATACGAGTTTATTCGCCTCCTGAAGGTGCTGTAGTTTCAACAGACTTCAAATCAAATCCAAAGTCATCCGCAATTAACTTAGGCTCGTGACGCCGTATAATTTCTTTCATAACCTCTTTTCCTTGATCCCCTAGAATGTCTTTCAAATACAGTTCCAAATCCTTTTTAGATAAACTCCATCCCTTCTTCCATTTAGAAGGTCGTTTTACAACAAACATCATTTCAGACTCTCGAAGATGAATATTATCAGGCAAGTCTGTATGCGCATACAGGGCTGCAAGATCTAATTCAACTGTGCGACGTGAATCACGGAGTTCAGAGGTTTCAGAGTTGAGGGCTGAAAGACGTTTGTTGACGCGAACGTATTTAGAGAGAATGACTTTAAGCGTATCCATTGTAGTGAAATGATCCTAGTAATATCGATAGGAAAAGTATCCGTTTTAAGCAAGGGTATGTTTTTGTTTGACGAAGATGAAATCGAACGTCTGCGAACTCTGTACAATACACGACATGCAGGCGAAACTCCCGTTACAAAACGAAGTTCTAAACTTGTTTGGGAGGACTTGAAACAACGACTTCATTCAAAATGTAAGTCAGGTGAACCAACCTGTATTGTAGGATCAATGATGAAACGACCTCGAGCACCGTCTGCATGGAAACATAAACCTACTGAATGGTTGACATCGGATGACATTGATAAAGTGGAGCGTGAATACGAACATGTCTTTGAAGATTATCATTTCGTAGGCTGTGTACCGATTGATTTTGATTTGAAATCTGAACTGTCAAAATGCATTGTATCGACGTTGTGTTCAATGAAGTTAGACATGTTGTACAAGAAAGGATACCGTCGAATCGGAATTGTCTTCAATACCGATGTTCACGATGGACCTGGTCAACATTGGATTGCGACTTTTTTAGATATGCGACCTGAATTAGAGTATCCTCGCATGACCTATTTTGATTCTTATGCGAGCAAACCTGAACCTGAGATTCAACGATTGATGTTTCGATGGAAAGAACAATGGGATTCAAACCATCCAAGTGAAACACCGATGAAACTCACCTACAATACAACGCGTCATCAATTCAAGAACTCAGAATGTGGAATGTATTGTTTGTATTTTCATTACGCATGTTTACTGGATATTCCGATGAATAAACGTATTACCGACGATGTCATTAATGACTTACGACTTCAAAATAAAACAGTTCGAGGAGTTCAAGTACATCCGTTTTTCAGTTCACCTAAAAAATAAGAAGGATAAGCAATGGAACCGCTCATTGTAGTCGGAGCACTTGCTACTGCGGGATATCTTCTAGCGACCTCTGAGACTCGTGAAACTCTTGGAATAGATCGAACGCGAACATTGGTCGATTATTCAGTACAAGGAAGTACATTCGAAGACATTCAAACCGCATTGAAAAAGGGATTTCGATTGATTGAATTGCATGTGTATTCAGACGCACAAGATCAACCTGTCGTAGCACTTCATTCAAACTATGACGGAATGACCGATCGTTCCTTTGAATCGTGTTGTGTGACGATTGTCAACCATGCATTTCCGTCGAACGATCCATTAATTCTCAGTCTAGTGCTGCATACCGATAAGAGTTTCACGTTGAATCGCGTAGCGTATCATTTGAAAACAACGGTACGAAAGCAGATGAAATCATTAGATCTAACATCTGCAAGTCTTGATTCGTTAGCGAATACACTCATTCTCGTGTCTGGAAACGAAGCACGTGGAACCGATCTAGAACCTTTACTAAGTCTTTCATGGAATCAGAGTCATCTACGTCGCTTAACCTATCAACAAGCAGCTCATCCTCGTGAACCCGAAGAGTTGCGTGCATTCACACAGTCTCATATTGCGTTAGTCGCGCCTGACCCTGCCTTTTCAAAGTTCAAGGTGATGGACGATGTGTATGCGTATGGATGTCAATGGAATCTCTGTCCTCTTTCTTTTGCTCAACCTGGATTTATTCCTCGCGAGTAAGTAAAATGGCAAACGCATGGATCACTCACGTCAAGAAGACAATGTCTGCGATGAAACATCGAGGAACCTACAAGAAGGGCGATGGATTGAAAAAGGTCATTCTTGAAGCAAAGAAGACCTACAAGAAGGTCGCATCTTTAGGCAAATCTTCCCGCACTCGCAGACGCAGACGCACAAACTCAATTTTCTAAAGTATTCCACGAACGATCATAAAGACACTTATTAATGAAATTCCAAGCCAGACTACAATAAATACGTGCATACACAGACTCGTCGATTCTCGATGGTGTCTATGCGAGTAAGCCTCCTGAAGTAATTCGTCGTGTTCGTTTAGGATCACGTTGTTTCGTATAGCTTCCATTGTCGAGTCGTCGGCAAGTTCTTCCATGATACGTGAGTTTAGAGCATCCACTTTTGTAATATGCGACATGGTGTGTGTACCCTTTAAATGTACGAATCGGTGATTTCGTTTTCACAGATAAACGCTGAAGTAACCCATACATCCATCGAAGATAGACAGTTCGTGACGTCAGCATAATAGGGTTAGAGTCCATGTAGGTACTCAATACCTTTCTCAACTCGTGAAATGGATAGGAACGTTTCAATGACTTCATAAATTCATCTTGAATAGAAAGGTCTTGAGGTGTAGGTTCTTCGGGGTAATTGTATGCGATTGAGAACAGGAAGTCGCGACCAGGTACTGCGCGAGGTTTCTTCTTTAAAAGAGTCGAGTATTTTGCGTGTACGTCATCGTACGTTGGATCTGCGTCAGGTAGAATCACAGTCGGATCAGTCTTAGATTGTACTGTCAGTTTATGATTGACCTTTCGATGGATTTCATACAACCATCGACCTGGATCGTCTGTGATGGGTTGTTCAGTGACAAACGTTCGCGTACTTTCGCGACAGAACTTACATGGAAGTATACGATCTAACAACTTCAACGTATCCTTTGCACGCGATGAACCCTCTGCTATTAAATGAAACAATTGCCATCCACTGGGTCCCCAGAACCTCGTATCCATTGTATTCATCGCATATCTTTCTCCGACAACCATGCGGCAATCTGAAGAGTCATTGCTGCGTCCGAAACAGGTGTATGTGCTTTTCCCACTGGAAAGGCTTTCTTTAATCCCGCATCTAACTCGTGTGAAATACATCGATAGGTACCTTCTAGTTTTGCAGTTCCACACCGTTTACTAAACTGTGGATTTCGCACTGCAATATCAACGAGTTTCAAAGGAGTCTGGTAATGAACTTGATAGTGTGTACACGCAGATTGAATGGCTTTTAGATCCATATGTCCTTTCACAATCACGGTTGAAGATTTCAAGGTCTTTACAAAGTCTTTGAGCCATCCAGTAGGATTGAGCTTAAGATGGGGTTTAATCAATGGATCGGCAAAGTAAGCTTCTACACTGTCATTATTTCGTAAGAATTCAGGCGCAGAACGTTCCGTTTCTTCTAGTAGATCGAGGACTTCAGATGTTTTAGGTGTGACAGTTGAAAAATGTGACGATACGCGATTCAATTGATGTGGGGGAGGAGGGAATACAACAAAGAACGGAGTGGATCGCGTCCATGAAGTTCCTGTTCGAGTTAAATGGTATCCACCGATTTCACGAGGTAGAAACGTATTACCCAGATGCCAAAATTCACAGTCGAATGCGAGTATTGAAGTTGTTTTACCTGCAAGTCGATCGAGTCCTTGTACCTTCATTATGTGGTTGTTTGAAAAACATTCTAACTAACTCAATAAATGCTCGACACTAAGGATATCATAATTTTGACTGCGTCGTTTTATCTCGGAACCGTTGTGGCTGGATTCTTCAAGTCATTGAACGACGGTATTCTCGTCCCTCTTCTCGCACCTGCCGCTGCAGCAGGCAAGGGAGTCAGCAGTTTCTCTGTCAAGGTAGGTTCTGTTGAACTCAAGGTAGGACAAGTCATCACCGAGCTCGTGAACTTGATTGT